GTAGGAAGTGAGGGAGAAGATGGTGATATGATAGCCTCCACAAAAAAGGTGGAGTTTATTATCAGGTACCGCACGGATGTTGATGAGCAGATGCGTATTTTGTACAACAGCAACATATACAAGATCCAAACCATACAAGATGCAGATGCTAGAAAGGCATTCTTGAAGATTGTGTGTTTGTGGTCTGATGCGCAGTAATGGAGAAAGTAAAAGTAAAGCTTGAAGGTGTAGAGGAGACAATGAAGAAGCTCAAGAAGCTTGATGATAGACTCAAGAAGAGAATCATCAAGAAGGTGGGTAAGAAAGCTCTACCTCCAATGGTTGATTCTTATCAACGCAATATCAAGGATGCGGATAGCGTGTTTAAAGTTTACCGAGATGGTAAAATTTACACTGAGATTATCCCTGGTCAATTGCGCAAGAGTGTAGCTATTAAAACACCAAAGTCTTTGCAAAGTAGAAATGTTGTAGGCATGAGCGTAGGCCCAAGAAGATCGGGCAAGGTTTATGGTGAGAAAGACAAAGGTGGTTGGTATGCTGGGATGATTAACTTTGGATGGTTGAGGCCTTGGTGGGGAAAAGACCGCTATAGAGGCAAAAACTTCGGCTTTGCACAAAAAGCAATGGGTGCCGCAAAAACTAAAGTAAAAGTTAAGTTTGTACGAGTGTTTAAAACTGAAACTAGCAAAGAGATTAAAAAGCTCAAATTTGGGCAGAGATTAGGTATGCGATGATAGGCAAAGTGATCAAGAGTAAATTTGATGAGGAAGGCCCCTTAAACGATGTTTTTGCTGGGCGTGTCTATCCATTGGTTGGTGCTCAAAGTGGGCAACGGCCTTTTTGTGTTTATGACACCACAAGCATAAGACCTGAAGGATCAAAAGATGCAGACAGCCACATTGATATTGTAAATGTGGAGCTGAATCTTGTAGGAGATACATACAGCCAATTGCAAACGGCAGTAGAAGATATACGCACAAAATTTGTGCGAATGAAGGAAACAATTGAGAGCGTGAATGTTCAATCATGTGGCTTTGATAACCTCACCGAGGTGTTCAATGTGGATGAGGAGACATATGCAGTATCAGTTGATTTAGTGTTTAGAATAGTAAAATCATAAAAATTAGAAAAGATGGCAGCAAGTACATCAGTAATGAATAGCACCGATGTGGTACTCCGCATTGGTACGGATGGAGCCGCTTATGAGACTGTTGGTAAAATGACCAACGGCTCACTAAGTGTAACAATGGCAACTAGAGATGCGAGCACTAAGGATAGTGCCGGATGGATGGAAGTATTGGAAGGACAAAAGTCTTGGACTTTGTCAGGAGAAGGTTTGGTAGTATATAACAATAGCGGCAAGGCTACACCGGATGACATTTACACTCATTTGAGTGGGCGCACGGTTATCTACATTGAGTTTGGATCAGAAGCAACGGATGAGAAATACTACAGTGGTACTGGGTACTTCACTGAGTTCTCAACGGATGCTGGTATGGATTATAACGCTACATTTAGCTTTAGCTTCCAAGGTACCTCAACATTGACTCAAGGTACTCAATCATAATCATTCGGGAGGGCATCATTGATGCTCTCCCTTATTAAAAAACAACAAATGAACACACAACAAATAAAAGTAGGAGAGAAGCTATACCCAGTGAAGTATGGCTTTAATGCACTGAGGATATTTTGCAAGGAGAGTGGTATTGAACTGCAAGAGATTGAGAAGATAGCGCAAAGCATGAGCCTTGATCACGCCATGAACCTAGTATGGGCTGGCTTGAAAGATGGCGCAAGAGTGGAGAAGATAGAGTTTGACCTGACCATTGAGGATGTAGCTGATATGATGGATGAGGACAACACGGTTATCACTCAATGTATGGAGTTATTTATTGCATCCTTTGTAAAGCCAAACAGCGAGGAAAAAAAGTAAGCACCCAAGCCTCTGAGCCCTATACATGGGACACATTGGAAGCTATAGGTTTGGGTGAGATGGGAATGAGTGTGGAGGAGTTTTATAATATGACACCACGCCAATTCCAAAACAAGAGAGAAGGCTTCCACAAGCACCTTCAGTATCATACTGAGTTGCTTTGGGAGACTACCAGGTGGCAAGCAGCGGTGAATGTTGCACCACATACAAAGCGGAAGATAAGCCCTAAAGATTTGGCTGTGTTCCCTTGGGATGGAAGGAAGAGATTGCATAAGGCAGCAACTTATGATGAGGTGCAGAAAGGAATAGAAAAGGTGTTTGGTAAATGAGTAAGCAAGATATAGATTTTAAGATTGGTGCGGATCTCAAGCAGTTCCGCAGTGCCATGGGAAACATAGACCACAGCCTCAAGAGATTGAGCGGTGGTTTTGGTGCTTTAGGTGGCGTGATTGGTGCCTCATTTGCCGTAGATGCTATTAGGCAGTTTGCAACGGAAGCTGTAGAGCTTGCCAACCAAGCGGAAGGTGTTAAGGTAGCCTTTGACCGCCTCAACGATCCTCAGTTATTATCTAAGCTACAAACAGCCACAAGCGGAACGGTTGATGACCTAAAGCTCATGCAAGTTGCTGTAAAGGCTAAGAACTTCCGTATCCCAATGGATGTGCTTGCAAAGGGTTTGGAGTTTGCACAGCGTAGAGCACAAGATACTGGTGAGAGTGTTGATTACATGGTTGACTCTTTCGTTACTGGTTTGGGTAGAGAATCGGTGAAGATTCTTGATAACCTTGGTATCTCTACACTTGAATTGCAAGAGAAAACCAAGGAGCTTGGCTCAATGGCTGCCGCTGTAGGTGTTATCATGGATGAGGAGTTTGAGAACGCTGGTGAGCGTGTTGAGAGCACTTCCATGAAGATTGATGCACAGCGCACTGCAATCACAAATCTAAAGATGGCAGTAGGTAAGCAGTTGCAACCAGTATACTCATCATTCTTAGAAGGTACCATTGGCCTCCTTGATTCACTCAATACCATGATGAGTGAGCATGTCACTGCTTCTGAATCTCTTGCTACTTTTGCATCCTTCTTCCAAGGAGCACAAGGCAAGGCGTACAGAATGTATATAAACGCTCAAAAGGAAGGGAGAAAAGCGGCAGAGGAATTTGATGCTGCTCAAAAAAATAGTCAACTCACCGTTGAAGATTTTAGAAAAGCCCAGGAAGAGTACGAGGCAGATAGAAAGAGAAAACAAGCTGAAGAGTTGAAAATACTTCAAGATTATGAAGATAAGCTTGGAGAGGTTCAACTGAAGATAAGAGATGTTCACCACCAAATGGACAAGCTCTTTAAGCCTGATGATTCAGATGATGGAAAGTTAGGAAAGAAGCTAGGCTTTGATGATGTAAACATGGAGCTTGAGGAGGTAGCAGAAACTGCTGAAGAAACCTCTTTTGAGTTTGACCATAGCATCCTAAGAATGATAGAAACTCTTGCAAAGTATCGTGATGAAGTGATGCTTGTGGGTTCTATCCTAAAGAGGTCTTTTCAAGCTGCTTTTGTACCTCTTGATGAATTAGATGAAGGAGAGACACGCCTCATGAGATTTAGAAAGGTACTTGTTCAGCAGATGACTGATATGGCTGCCGCACTTCTTGCCACGGCTGCTGCTGCTGCAATACTTTCTGCAATATTAGCCGCTACATTTGGTAGTGGAAAAGCTGGAATGGCTTTATTTGGAAAAGGTGGCATGGGCTTCGGTGATTTATTCAAAGGTATATTTGGAGGAATTGGAGGCTTTGGCATGGGCTTTAATGGCTCCGGTGTAGGTGGAGGCCAAGGAGGAGGTGTTCAAGTGTTTGGAATGATCTCCGGTTCTGATATACTGATCTCTAGTGAGAGAGCTGGAAGGGATAGAACAAGATTGAGTGGTATAACCGGATAAGATGGCAGCAGTAAAACTATATTCAGAATTTAAGAGTGACACCAATAAATACTATAAGATAGAGATATGGGATGAGGACTATACTGGCTCCTCTCCTGATGCGTTCACCGTTGATGGTAACGGCTTTATCTTAGATTATAAAGGACTCACTGATAACATTTACAGCCCTATCATTGGCTCATCCGTATCTTTTGGTATGTATGTAAATGATACGGCTACTACCACATTCCTCAACACATTAAAAGAGTACCAGCAAGATAGGTACTACATCAAAATATATAGAGGGAACAGCGAGGTAAGCACCTCACTCATGTGGGCCGGATACATCATACAAGACCTGGTGCAGATAGAGGATGTATCGCAACCCTACCTTTTGAATATCAGAGCCACCGATGGACTTGCAAAGCTCAAAGATGTGGTAGTGACCACCTCCGCCTGGCGAAAGTTTACCAATCAATTTATCAACGCTTTGGATAAGGTTGGCGTGTTGGGCATCTATGATGCTACTGATCCAGTGCTCAATGTAGTTTGTAATTGGTACGCTGAAGAGATGGTCTACGCCTCAACGCTCAATCCATTGGATGAAACCTATGCTGATTTTAGAGCGTTTGATACTATTGATAGAGATGGAATACTCACTGGGCGCACATGGCACGAGGTATTGCAGCAGATGTGCTCAGTATTTGGCTTGAGGTTCTACTATTCTGAGGGGCAGTATAGAGTGGAGCAAATCTTTGAGAGGATCAGCGGAACATTCACCGAGCATACCTATCAAAAAGACTTCACTAAGATTGGAGAGACTGCTGGCTTGAGCCTTAGTAAAACGCTAGACCAAACAAGCGGCAAGGCAAGGCTTGGAGGTAATATGTTTAACTTCTTACCAGCGGTAAACAATGTTGCGGTTACACTTAACAAAGAGCCAAAAGCATTGATAGGCGCAGTATCTGATGAGGTTGTGCAGCCCACTTTCAATATAGGCTTTGTTGCCTCTTCACCTGACAATCAATTGTTTTTTGATTTCTATCATGCGGTTGAAATCAT